AACATGGCTAGAAGTAAATTAATTGTAGATTGGCAACCTGTAGATGGTGTTACTCAATATTTAGTTAACTATAAGTTTGAAGATACTAATTTTATATCTCAAATTGTATTTAGTAGTGATTTTGAAATTTTAGACAGTAAAAGAGGAAGTTATACGATTGAAGTTTACTCATTTAACGCTGCTCTAACCATATCTCCTAATTCAACTGAAACAGTTTTTGTTGCTCAAGGTAAAACTGCTGTGCCAGAGAATGTACAAAATCTTACTATCGAATCAATAAACGATCAGTTTGTAAGATTAAGATTTAAACAGGCTACTGCTGTAGATGTTCTTCATGGAGGTCGGGTTTATATAAGGCATACAAATTTGACGGGAGGATCTGCTACTTTCCAAGCTGCACAAGACATTATTGAAGCTGTGCCTGGTAACTCTACCGAAGCAATATGTCCAGCACTTCCAGGAACTTATCTTGCTAAATTTCAAGACGATGGCTTACGTTTCAGCACTACAGAGGCTTCTGTTTCGATAACATTACCAGAAATATTAGATTCTATAGCTGTAAAAACCGACAGAGAAGATACAGACAGCACACCTTTTAATGGAACGAAAAGTAATGTTACGTTTGACTCTTCTCTTGGTGGATTGAAACTTACAGATCCTAGTTCAAATGCTACTGGTACTTATGATTTTGTAGATACTCTTGATTTAGGTGCAACATTTTCACTCACCATAAAAAGACATTTTCAAGGTGCTGGTTTTTACGTTGGAGATCAGTTTGATAACAGAACAGCAAATATTGATACATGGACAGATTTTGATGGATCAATAGCTAATGATGCCAATGCTGTTTTATCTGTAAGGACAACAACCGACAACCCAAGCAGTTCTCCTACTTATGGTTCATTTAACACTATGGCAAACGGAATATTTAAAGGTAGAGGATTTCAGTTTAGGGCAACCTTAGAAACTGCTGATGTTGCTCAGAATATGAATTTACAGCAACTAGGATACACAGCAACTTTACCATCGAGAACTGAACAATCTGCTGTTATAGCATCTGGAGCAGGAGCAAAAGCCGTTACATTTACAGCACCATTTTTTGTTGGAACGTCTGGATTAGGCAACCTAAATAACTTCTTACCTTCTGTTAATATTTCCCCACAAAACATGGCTACAGGGGACTTTTTTGAACTTAGCAGTATATCTGGAACTGGCTTTACAGTTCACTTTAAAAACTCAAGTAATGCTAGTATTGATAGGAACTTTACCTACAGTGCTGTTGGTTTCGGCAAAGGAGGGTAATATAGGGCAAACCCTGATTAATTATGTCACTTTCGGTTGCTAATTTTGATATTGAAAATGCTAATGGTCAAACAGTTAGACTTGATATTCAATCTGCGTTAAAAGCATTACAAGGACAGAGTGCTGAATCTAGTGATCTAAACACAAGTCAATGCGTTGCTGGCATGACTTTTCTTAACACAACTTCAAATATCCTAAAAATAAGAAACTCAAGTAATGGTGGTTTTACTGAAATAGGAAGTATAGATTCAGCAAACTTAGGTTTACTTCCTAAAGCTGGTGGAACAATGACAGGTGCATTAACAACAGTTGATGTTACCTTTCAAGGAGATAATTATAGTGTTGTATGGGATAAATCTGATGATGCTCTTGAATTTGCTGATAATGCTAAATTAGTATTTGGTTCTTCTTCTGATCTTACTATCAGTCATTCTGGATCTAATTCAGTATTTAACGAAACTGGCACTGGTAATTTACAATTACAATTAGGAGGATCTACAAAATTTGAGGTTGTATCAGGTGGTGTCTCCCTAACAGGTGGAGCAGCTTCAAATATTACGGCATTATCTGATGGTGCGACAATTACTATTGATATGGCTACTGCCTGTCATCATTCTGTTACTTTGGGTGGCAATAGAACCTTTGCTGCACCTAGTAATCAAGTAGTTGGACAAAGTGGATCTATATTTATAACACAAGACGGAACAGGATCAAGAACAGCAAGTTTTAATAGTGCTTTCAAATTTACAGGTGGTGTTGCTCCAACTTTATCTACTGCTGCTAATGCGATTGATAGAATTGACTATATAATAAAGGCAAGCAATGTTATTCAATGTGCAGTATCTTTAGATATTAAATAAATGGCAATTATTCCAGGAAAAAAGAATTTTAAAGTTGAGAGGAGAGCAGATTTTCCTATAAAACTGACATTTAAAGACTCTACTGGATCGGCAATAAATTTAACTGGATATACTGTAGCTGCACAGGTTTATGATGAATCACGTTCTACAAAATATGCAGATTGGGCTATAACTTATACAGATAGAGCTAATGGAATTATTGATATGAATTTAGCCGATACTGATACTGCAAATTTCACCCCAAGTATTTTGTTTTATGACGTATTGTTAACAGAACCTTCGGGTAGCAAAAACTATTATTTAGAAGGTAAACTATTTGTAAGTGAAGGTTACACAGCATGAGCAACCCTAATTCTGTAACTGTAAGTCAGGTTTCTGATGTAACTACAGTTGAAATTACAACTCAAGGGCCACAAGGTCCTGCAATTTCTGGTGTTAACTTTGATATATCTGGGAAGGTTGATGACGCAGTTCTGTACTATCACGCTGCTTCTGATACCATAAAAGCAGATAACACCACTACTAAACTTACACTCGTTGACGGAGGAAACTTCTAATGGCAAATACAATTAGAATTAAAAGATCTACTGGATCGAGTAACCCAACCTCCCTTGAAAATGCTGAAATAGCTTTTAGAGAAGGTGATGAAGTATTAGTTATTGGTAAAGGAACTGGAGGGGCAGGAGGATCTGCTACAAGTATTGAAGCTATTGGTGGTAAAGGAGCATTTTTTGATAAAGCAACAACTAGAAACGCAAATATTGTATTAGCTGGTCCTACAACTGGAAGTGCTGCTGCACCTACATTTAGGTCACTTGTTGTCGCAGACGTTCCAACGCTAACCGCATCTAAGGTATCTGATTTCGATACACAGGTAAGAACTTCGAGATTAGATCAAATGACAGCACCTTCTGCTGACGTATCTCTGAATAGCCAAAAAATAACAAACTTGGCAACCCCTAGTGCTGCTTCTGATGCTGCTTCAAAATCGTATGTAGATGGTGTTTCTCAAGGATTAGATGTTAAAGATTCTGTGGTCGCTGCAACTACTGCGAATGGTACTTTAGCTTCTGCTTTTGCTAATGGGTCAACGATTGATGGTGTTTCTTTATCAACTAATGACAGAATACTTATTAAAGATCAAAGTACTCAAACAGAAAATGGTATTTATAAAGTCAATGCTTCTGGTGCTCCAACTAGAGTTGATGATTTAGCTGCTGGTGCTGACGCTGCTGGTGCATTTGTTTTTGTAGAGCAAGGAACAGTAAATGCTGACAATGGTTTTGTTTGCACCTCTAACAAAGGATCTGCTGTTGTAGGAACTAATAATCTTGTATTTTCACAGTTTTCTGGAGCAGGATCAGTTACAGCAGGAAATGGATTAGCAAAATCTGGTAATACATTATCTGCTGATCTCAAATCAAATGGTGGACTTGTTATTGAATCTGCTGAAATTGCTGTTGATCTTGCTGCTAGTTCTATAACAGGAACACT